AACGCAAGCGATGTATTTTTAGCAGAATTAAGAAATTCCAACAACTTAAAACCTATATTTAGCGGCGTTAGAATACCATCTACTATGACTGTATTTGGCATATCAGAGCCACTGCCAAGTGCGCAAGACTTCAGGTTACCATTTAAACGCATAACAGGTGGCAAGTTTGAAACCACAAGTAGCGCAAAGGAACGCGACAAAATTAATATGCACTTTGCGTGTAGAACAGGTGTGCGTTTTGTGATAGGGAAAAACCCGCCCGCAGATCGAGAAAAAATAGACATAGAGGTTGCTCTTAAAGATGTTATTGAATTTCATATTTACGGGGATAACATCAGTGAAAATGAATATGGCGATATAGGCGCACAAGATATTAGAGGAAAAGAAGACAGTATTCGGGAGTCAGCGGATAACGCTTTAGTGCAAGGTGAAACTTATCTTGTAGGCGACGTTGAAACTGTATGCTTAGGCGCCGATAGTGAAGAACTATGGAATCCAAGAAGCCATAAAATATATAGATTTGAAACGCTCCAGTCAGGCATAGTTCGCTTAGTTCATGAAGGTCTTATTATTCATTCACCTGACGATGAAGGGAAAACCTTTAGAGCTCAAGGCAACCCGAGAAGTATCAATCCTAATTACGGCCCAAGTTTATGTAGAATAGCAATTGCACATTTTACTACAAGTAGAAAATTAGATCAAATAGAAATTGGCATTAAATCAAAAGTGTTTAAAAATTTCAATGGGATTACTAATTTTGCTAGCTTACCGCCAGAAGACGTAATTCAGAGAATAGAGCAAAGCGGGCCATACACCGCTGGAACTTACAGCGATTACGGTTTACGGTATTCGTTTTTTAGAGTAGAAATTAAAGAAAAAGGTGCTTTAGAATGGTATAGGTTGGTAAGAGGAAACGGCGGTGTATTTTGCGTTAGAGGTAAAATACCGGTAGATCAGTTTAATTTCATTCGCGTAGCATTTCCTGATAAGAACAAACAGTATGAACTTAGATTCAGACCCATCGCAGGTGGTGCGTATCTAGCATATAACTGGCCTGCTGGTAATAGTGTTTGTGTGCTAGATTGCCGTACAGGAAAAGCTCAAGACTATGTTGTATCAACGCCACTAGGCTCATTTACTGTAGGTTTCAAAGGATACATTGAGCGTTTGGATGTGGCAGCAGGAACAAATAAAGTTATGATTAGAGGTGCATCTTCTCAAGGAGCAGTAAAAAACTTTACACCTATCACATGTACAATAAATAGTATAATTAATGAACCTTTAAGTTTTACAACCACTACAAATGGTTCTGGTACTGGGCTTGTAGTAAGCGCTGTCGCAAATAAATTCTTCCCCGCAAGCCCTGCTAGCACTGTAGTAAGTGGAATGCAGACGAGATGGTTACACATGGGTATTATGGGAGCCCCAGTTCCATCCTACGACGGACAAGAATATACTAAAGTGGTAAGATTTACCAAGGATAGGCATTATGTTGATGTGCAATTTACTTTACGCGCAAGAACATTTGCAGGGTACGCGCAAGATGTTGGAGGTAATGGTTATCAGGGTACAGGCTATGGCACTATCGACAATAATGAAGGTTGGACACACCCTTTGTTATGGAGAAATTTAAATCGTCTCCCATCAGAAGCAGCAATTACTGTAATTGCTTTTGATGGCTTTGATGTAAGTGATGATGGTCAAACATACCTAGCTGCTGATGCAAGTGGTGTTTATAGTGTATCTATGCCAGGAGGCTTTGCAACACCAATTAACGGGATAGTAGAGTCAAAAATTAATGTTACATATATAGAAGAGCAAGTTTATGAAGGAACTATAAGCATAGAAAGCGAAGGCTCTAATTACAAAATTGGCGATAAAATTACTATTAATAATTTTTTTAATTTGCCACAACTTACAATCACTAGCGTAGCTTCTTCTGCCGAAAGCGTTTTTGAAGAATGGGATGCTGTATCTGATATATACTTTAATACTGGACAATCAGGCAGTCAGGAAAACGGCCCAGAGCACCAAATTGTTTATATAAATGAACAACGCGAAAACATAAAACTTGACAAGCAAGGCGATAGCACAAACACCATAGATTACGCGCCCACATACAAGGACATGACATTACTAGGGTTGCAGTTACGCAATGGCAGTGAATGGAGCAGCTTTAATAATTTTAATTATTACGCTAAAAAAGGCTGCAAAATACGAAAGATAATAAATGACGCCAATGGCAATACCTACGATGTAAATAGCACTGCAATTTACGACGCATCAAACTTATATCCAGAAATTTTATACCACCTTGTGGCCACATCTAGCCTGATGCCAACCAAAATGGTGGATTGGGACGGTTTCGCAGAAGCCTGTAAGGTATGCCTTGCCAATAATTTCTATTGGGACGGTGTGCTAGCTGCACCAGTAAATATTCGCGACTGGGGCCATGAAAATGCACAATACTTCTTCTTGGATTTTATGGTGCTTGGCGGTAAGTTATCATTACAACCAACATTTCCAGTTAATAAAGGATCAAGCTTAAGCGGCTATACTTTGGGCGGTGCGTATGATCGTAAGCCAGTAATATCTGCATTATTTACTGATGGCAACATTATTGAAGATTCGCTTAGCGTAAATTGGTATCCTGCCGAGCAACGTAAAGCGCCGCAAGTATTAGTTACGATGCGTGATGAAGTGGAGAATGGATTTGCTGAAACTCGCAACATCCTGGTTAAACGCAACGATCCAAGTAACCCTGACCCGCAAGTTGAAGCAGTAGATTTCACTGGTTTTTGTACTAGCGCAGACCACGCAATACAGTTTGCAAAATTATTAATTAACATGCGATACCATATCACGCATGTAATATCATTTAAAACGTTGCCAAATGGTTTAGCTTTACAACCAGGGCAATATTTCCGGGTATCAAGCCAGGCAAGACATGTGGAACAATTCCAGAATGGTTATGTACTGGAGGATGGCACGGTGGTATCTAGTAGCCCAATGGCGGCTGGCACTTACACCGTATATTTCTGGCGTTCCAGCATGACGCAGGTAGAAGAACGATCAATGGTGATCGGCGCTACTGGCAAGACCACGCCTGAATTTGCAAACAGTGTATTTACGCAATACAGCTCTAGCACCAGCAACCGATTGTACAAGGCAGAAATGATCGCTTATGATGAAGAAGGAATGGTGGAGATAACTGGCAGTCACGTACCGCTTGAAACTGATGGCAGGATCACATATCTAAACATGAATGCAACTTTATTTGAAGTGCAAAACGAGCAATGACCATCGGCCCTAATTTTCCTGATCTTGTGCCTACCGCACGGTCGATGTCACCTGGCGATTTTGCGAGTAAGGTGTTTCGTTCGCAGAGCGGCATTGAAGCACGGGTGCAATATGGCAACAAAGCATTTAATAAAACGTTAGATTTGGAATACAGCAATATCAAAGAAGCTGATGCTGCTGCTATTCATGACCACTACCAAAACTGTAAAGGTACGTTGTACATTTTTGCCTTACCATCGAATCCAAAAAAAGGCAATCCTGTGTTTGACGAGGGTGCAACGGCTAGCAGCACCAGCAATAGACATAGCGCTGCGCCGTTTGGGCTAAGCTACCGTTATGCAGAACCACCACAATTCACTAGCGTCAAGCAAGGTCGTATGTCTGTTACAATAAAGCTAATTGGCGTACTTGACTCATGAGTTACTACAGCGGCAAGGACGGGATCCTCACCTATAACGGCACTCAAGTAGCTAAAGTTAGCACCTGGAGCGTATCAAGTACAGTAGAAACGCTTGATGTTACTGATCTTTCCCTTGGTGACCGCGCTTATGTGCCAGGTTTTCGTAGTATCACTGGCAGTGCAACAATTTTTTATTACGACGAAGCGGCAGTTCCGCTGCTAGGACGCATTATAAAAACTGCTTCAGTAGGCGAATCAGATATACTCGCCATTAAGCTTGGATGGGGAAGCAAGTTCATCCAAGGCAATTGCATCATTACCAGCGGTGAGCTTAGCTGCGCAGTTGGCGAGATAATGCAAGCAACAATACAATTCCAATTTACGGGAGCCCCAACTAGCGTAGGTCTGTAATGACAGTATATTTAGGCAACGCAGGCAATATAGAACTTAAAAGAGATAGCGGTGATGTAATTGCAGGGACCATAGCGCCTACAAATATTAATATTGATTTAGACAGGTTTAGCTTTAATTTTAGCTCTGGTGCGTTTGTAACAGGAGATTTTGTAGAATTTAGTAGTACATCAACATTATCTTTTGTATCTGGATATGCGTATGCAAAAGGTAATTGGTTTGTTAATGTAGACCAACTTGGCGGGTTGCGGTTATATCCCACATATTCCGATGCTGTTGCAGGCACTTCAAATAATAGAGTTGCATTAGCAACCCCTGGCGCTGCTGTTGTTGTTAGCTGTAAAATTCTCAATTCAGTGCCAAGGATATTAGGCCAAATTGTAAAATTTGAGTTATCAACTGATCGCGAAGCAGTTGATACAACAGGATTAGGCGATGAATTTAGGAATCAATACAGCACTTTAATCACGGGATCAGGCAGTATCGAGTGTATTTTTGATTATGCAGTTGCTGGCGAAACTGAGGTTGCAGTGTATTTGCATAATTTATTATTGCGGCAACAGTTTGGCAGTGATTTTAAAGCTAATTTATATATTTTAGTTGAAGGCCAAGCACAGGGCGTTAATGCTGCGAATGATTCGATATGGTATGAAATCAGTGGCGTGATGACGCAAGCAGCAATTAGTTGTACCGCAGGCGACATAATTAGCAGTACATTTACGTTTGTGACGACGGGGGAGATAAAACTACGAGTGCAAACTACCACCTGGGGCGACCTGTTACTTAACTCTGCGGGTGATAGAATGGTTCTAAGCACCGCTGACGCGGACATCCTAGAGCTTGGAGAAGAACTGTAAATGGCTAACCAGCGCATAGATCAGCTAAACGCTGAGACAACGCCAGCCGCAGCAGATGTGTTGCCAGTCTTTTCTATAGCAGGAAGCGACACAAAAAAGATTACAGTTAAGAATTTAGTGCAGCAGGGCGCTGCATTAATTGATGATGGATCAATACCAGGGTCAAAGGTAAACCTAACTACATTTCTAGCTGGAACAATTGTTAATGCCGATATTAACGCTAACGCGGAGATTGCGGTTAGCAAATTAGCGGATGGCGCTGCCCGTCAATTACTGCAAACTGATGCTGCTGGTACTGGTGTTGAGTGGACTAGTAACATTGACATCCCCGGCACACTGGATGTAACCAGCGCAGCAACATTTGATAGCAGCGTCGCCGTGACTGGTGCGCTGACCAAGAGCGGCAACAATGTTGTAACCGTTGGCGATAGCGGAACAGTTACAAGCACGATGTTATTGGATGGCACGATTGTCAATGCAGATGTAAATGCTTCTGCTGCTATTGCTTATAGCAAACTTGCTACGCTGCCTAGCGGTAATATTGTATTAGGTAGCAGCACAAACGTTGCAACTAGCACAGCAGTCACAGGTGATGTAACTATTAGTGATGCAGGCGTCACGGCTATCGGCACTGGTGTAATTGTTAATGCAGATATCAAC